ATGAACACACCCATCGGCCTCAATCGGACGACGTGGGAGCGCTGGAACGAACCCGTCGAACTAGATACCGCGAAACACTCCGCGGTCATCGGCACGACCGGCGCCGGCAAGACCACCATCCTCTACAACTTGATCATGGAAGAGATCATCGCCGGTAACGGCGCTTCGGTTATGGAACCTCACGGAGACCTGATCGACAACATCCTTGACGGCATGCCAGCCAACCGCAGAAGGGACGTCATCTTCTACGATCCATCAGACCCTACTTGTTCGATCGGGTTGAATCCCCTCGAAGGTGATGACAAGCCAAAGCTCCTAGCTGAAGCAGAGAAGATCGTTTCAAGCGTGTGGAAAGACGCGTGGGGACCGCAGACCTCATTCCTCTTTCGGAACTTTGGGGAGGCGATTCTCGAGGTTGAGTCTCAACCCACGCTTCTCCACCTCTACCGCGCTTACATGGTGAAGGAGTACCGCGACCATCTCGCGGCAAAGACAAGGAATTCGACGCTTCGGCTCTTCTTCGAAAAGTACCTCGAAGACTGGGACAAGAAACAGCAGGAACAGGCGGCCGCGCCAGGCACGAACAAACTCGACACCTTCATGCAGGTTCCCTTGAGGTACGCAGTAACGCAGCGCCGCGGCCTGGACTTCAGGAAGGTGATCGACAACAAACAGATCCTTCTTTGCCGTTTTGCGAAGGGACGAATCGGCCCGACTGTAGGCGCCTTCCTCGGATCGGTTGTGATCGCGAAACTTCTCTACGCCGCACTCGCGCGTGAGAACACTCGCTTCCGCCCGCCGCATCGCGTCTTCATCGACGAAGCCGCGAACTTCATGTGCGGCACTGCCCACGAACAACTTCTAACCGAGGCACGCAAATACAACGTCTCTTTGACGATGGGCTTCCAGACGCTCACCCAGCTTCCGCCGGAGACCAAGGCCGCTGTGTTCGGCAACATCGCCTCGCTTGCGGTGGGACGGGTTGGAGCGAATGACGCGGAGGAGCTCGGAGCCGAGATGGGTGTGGAGGCGAAGACGCTTGCCAATCTCTCAAACTTCTGGTGGTACACGAAGACGGTACGAAATGGCGTCCGTGGTGACGCGATCCTAATGGAAGGGTTGCGGCCATTGGACGCCAAACGAGACGAGGAGGTGAGACGGCAGATCATCCAAAGAAGCAACACGAGGTACGCCAAACCCATCGCCATCATCGAGAAGAACATCAAGACGTTCCTTGAAGGAGGACCGCATGAAAATCGCGTCAGTGGAAAAGGCACACGACCTTCGAAAGCAGTTCGACACGGCAAAGGAAGGGGCGGTCAAAGACCTCCTCGCCCAGCGAGCCGAGATCGACGATCAGCTGCGTGACTTCGGCTACGAGGTAGCTGCAAGGCGCGGCAGGAAACCGAAACAAGCAGCGCAGTCATGAGGACAAAATGAAAACCGCAGGGATTGGCCCCCTGCGGTTTTTCTTTTTGCTGCGATGTTTTGAGGCTACTGCGTCACTTCGTCAGCGAGCCTCACTTCCCACACCTCCGGCTCATTCACACCAAGGACTTCTCGAAGGCTCGTAACTTCGTCCGGCTGTTTCCCTTCAGCCAGCACACGAACGTCAACCTGATTCACGCCAGCATTCAGAAGCCGGATGACGAGATCCTTTGTCCCTTCCAGCCCGGCGTTGTCGCCGTCGAGAAGCAGCGTGACGTGCTTGAACCGCGAAGAGAGGGTTGATACCTGCGTATCCGTCGCGCGGTTTCCCATGAGAGCAACGACGTTCATCACGCCCTCACGGACGCATGCGAGCGCTCCCCAGAATGACTCAACAACAATGACCGAATCCCCTTCGACTCGGTGAAGGTTGTAGAGCACCAGGCCGCGGTGAAACCCCTTCGGAAATCTCCACCGTTCATCGTGCGGGCAGTTCGGATCAATAGACCGGCCCGCGTACGCGAGGAGCTGCCCTTCCGCGTCGTGAATCGGAAAGACAACCCGTCCCGCCATGGACCCTTTTCCGGGGAAATAGCCGACGCCGAGGTACCGGCATTCCTCTTCCATGAACTGCCGCCAAAAGAGGTAATCATGCTTCGGATCGACGTCTTTCAGCTCGAACTTGAGCGGCTGATTTACCGCTTTCTCTTCGGGTTCGGCAGGCGTCTCGACCACTTGCTTTTGTGCCACTGCCGCCGGCGAACCGAGATCCACTCCGAACCACTCAACCAGTCTTTCAGCCGCTTCGTACTGCGGAACGGATTCCATGATCGAAACGAAGTAGACAATGTCTCCGCCTTTCCGACCCTTGCGGGCGGCCGTACAACTCGTGGACTTGCAGTTGAAGTAGTTCTCCTTGACGTTCACGGTGAAATCGTCGTTCGGCTTGTCTTCGTGCGTCGGCAACGGACACTTGCCCCGTCGCCACGTAGACCCAGGTTTCAGCCCGACCTCGTAGCGGGCGAGTACATCGGTGAAGGTGATAGAGCGTTTGAGCACCTCGAAATCGATCGGCTTCCTTCTCGTTTCTGGCATAGCCAGCCTCCTTGTCAAAGGCCCTTGCGTGATCGCGCGGGACTGCTTTGACAATAGGCTTCTTATAGGATTTGAGAAGGTCTGCTAATCCACAAGAAGCTCTAGAAGCTAGACCATTGTGTAATAGGTCTTATGCCCTCGACGGCACCACCGGCCGCGAGTTAAGTGGGACCCAGTGAGCCACTTAGAAAATCCGCAGCTCGTCGGGTTATCTCGCTTTTAGCGAGGATAACGTTCTCTATCCATCACACGTTCAGTCTTGCGTCCGCGCCAGCCCCGTCAAGGGGATCGTTCCGCGCCCAGCAAGGTCGCGGTCATCGGTACCGGCAGGCCGATCGCTTCGCGAAATTGTATCGACCCGCCACCCATGACACGCGACTACCTCTGCGCTCCACGACCCCTGTGACAGTTCTGGCTCTCCGGCCGCAGCCTTCACGTGTGATGGATAAACCATCGCCCGTGCGCTAGTCCCGTGCGGAACAAGAACAACGATATGAGAAAGCAATACGCCGTAGTTGTCCGCGAGGTTGTGGAGAAGCAGGTACTCATCTACGCGGAAAATCTCGACGAGATTCGAGAAGGCGCGTTCCAAGTCATCGACTCGCACGGCCCTTACCTCGTCATCGACGGCAGCCGTGACATTTCAGAAATCCGCGTCGCTGCCAAAGACGCGCAAATGACGATCTGGTAATGGCTCGCTACCGCCTCATCATCTCCGCCCCCGCCTACTACCAAATCGAGGTCGAGGCGGAAGGGGCGGAAGAAGCAGCCGCAGTATCGCTCAGTCGCCGCGCGGCTACCGGCCTAACGTTACGTGACTTTGGCCCGCTCAAATTGGAGAGGGTTACGCTCATCGGTGACACGCCAAGGCGTGCGAAATACCGAAGACAAAGCCGGAAACGGAGATGGACTTTGAAATGGTAAATGTGTGTCCGGCTCATGCGCCGCCGGACGGCTTGACGAACGGTTCAGCTCTGCTACGGTTAGTGCATGACTGAACAAGAAATCTTGAAAGCCGCTGCCAGCTTGCGCGGCAAGAGGAGCTGGGCGGCGAGAGTAAAGAAGGCGGGCGGCAAGCGTGCCGCCGCGCGCAAGATGAAGGCCATTCGCGCCTCTAAACCACCGGCAAAGTTGTCCACAGGTTAGGCGTTCTAGCTTGATTTTGCAGGGGGTTGACGAACCGCTTGAGGGGAGTATTGTTAAAGCATAAAGGCCGAGCAACACCAACCAATCTCCTGCCCGATATGTACAACTTTCTCGACGAGCAATCCATGCTCTCGACCCGCCGGACAAATAAGCGCCTCCTGGCAGTCGCCGTTATCGTCCTCATAGTAGGAATCGCGGTTGTCGCTTTCATCGTGGCTCACCCTGTTACATGAGAGAACCCAACCCAACGTGTCCCGACTGCTACGGAACGGGAATCTACAGCTACTCTGACCTTACGGCTGAGAACACCTACGAGAAGCCTTGTCACTGCACCAAAGATTAACCAAGTCGAAATTACCCGTGCATTCGGGAGCGGATGTAGGTGAGGGTCTACCGCACAGGTTCCCCTCTGAAAACGAATCTACTGCCACTCCCGAATACCGACACCCTATGTACCAAATCATCAAGACCACGGAGGCGTACGAATCGCCAACGAATCCTCGTGGCACGAAGTTCACGGCGGCCACCTTCAACGACCTCGTGGCAAGTATCAAGACGAAGGGCGTCCTCGTTCCGGTCATCGTTCGGAAGAACCCCCTACACGGCAAGCAGTACGAAGTGATCGCTGGCAACCGTCGCCTTCGTGCGGCCATCACGGCCGGACTGGCCGAAATCCCAGCAGACATTCAGCCGCTTTCTGACGACGAAGCCCGTGAGGTTCAAGTCATCGAGAATCTCCAGCGCGAAGACGTTCACCCGCTCGAAGAAGGTGAGGCGTATCGCCACCTCATCGAGGAAGCTGGTCACGAAATCGCCGCCGTTGCCGCGAAGGTTGGCAAGTCCGAGGCGTATGTTCGGCAACGCCTATTCCTGACGAACCTCGCTCCGGCAGCTGCGAAGGCGTACCGCGCGGGCAAGATGAATGACGGTCACGCGGTACTCACCGCACGGCTCGCTCCAAGTGAGCAAGCAACTGTCCTGAAGTTCCTCGACGACAACTACGAACTTCCCACCGTGGACGACCTCAAGGACTGGATGAAACGCGAGTTTGACCAGCCCCTCTCTCGGCAACCTTGGTTGAAGGATAAGGCGGCCAACGAAGCCGTTGGCTCCTGCAAGGAGTGTCCTCCCGTCCGTCAAAGCTTGTTCGGTGATTTGAAGGAAGGCCAATGCACGACCCTCAAATGCTGGGAGCGGAAGATGACGGCCTACATCGCTCACCTGAAAGCGACCAACCCTGGCCTTCTCGAAGTGAGTACCAACTACGGCAAAGCGCCGTCCGGTGTCCTGTCAAAAAGCGACTACGAATTGCTCGAAGCCAGCGCAAAGAAGCACTGCAAGTTCGCTTCGGAGGCCGTCGTTGTGGAAGGTTCCGAACGGGGCAAAGTGGTTTTCGTTTGCGCCTCGAACGAGTGCAAGAAGCACCATGCTCTCCACTCGGAGTACACGCGAACACCAGAGGAGCGTGAGAAGCGAAAGAAGGAGATTGTTCGTGAGAAAGCGAAGCAGCAACGGGAGTACGACAGCTTCATCGCTCTCATCAGCGAAAAAGTGGACTGGCCTCTCACCGAAGAAGTTCTTGACATGCTTATCGAACACTCGCTTGGAAACCACGGCGTTACCTCGCTCTCGCAAGTCGCAAAGCGGTTGGGCTTGAAAATGGTGAAGGAGAAAAGCGAGTGGGCGGGCGAGCGAAACAGCTTCAAGCCGCCACTTCGTGAATGGATGAAGGCGGCCAGCAAGGAGGAACGGCTACGGCTCTACGTCGAACTCGAACTCGGCCAAAACTCAAAGGAACTCAAAAAGTTGTAACCACCATGAACACTCACATCTACATTCTCGAAGTGAAGGACACCGACACCGATGAAGTCATCTTTCGCGCGGAAAGCTACACCGCCGAAAGCATGAGCCAAGAGCTGGGAAAAGCTGAACGCTACGTCAGCGCACGCCTCGCAGGAATGGACGCTGAAGAAGTTGTCAGCGAGAAGGAGGCCGACAGAATAGAAACCGATTCCCACGTTCATGGATAGGCTCTCGCTGTTTCTCAAGCCCGCGCCATGCGAGTACCACGAGGAAAACCACACCTACACGTCGAAGGCCGACGGTAAGCTGTGGCCAGGCGTTACCTCGATTGGTAACAACCTCGCGAAGCCTCAGCTCATCCCGTGGGCGGCGAAGATGGCCGTCCAGCATCTCGCGGACAAGCAAGAGGCTATCAAGTCTTCTTCTCCCGAAGAGTACGCGTTGCTTCTCAGCGAAGCTCAGGATGCGCACTCTCGGAAGAGCCGATCAGCGGCCGACGCCGGAACACTCGCTCACAAATGGTGCGAGGAGTACATCAAGGCAGAGCTTGTGGGCGACGGGATGGTGGCATTGCATGCCTACCCTGAAGATCCTGTTACCCGCTCATGTACCCAGGCATTCTGCGCGTGGCAAGCCGCACACCACGTCATCTGGCTCGCTTCTGAACTCGTCGTAGGTTCAGCAGTTCACGAGTTCGGCGGGACGCTCGACGCGCTCGCGATCGTGGACGGAATCCCGTCGCTCATTGACTTCAAGACCTCGAACCAGATTAGCAAGGACTACTTCATTCAGACCGCCGCGTACCACCTAGCCCTCGAAGAAATGGGCTTGAAGATGTGGCAGCGGATCATCTTGAGAATCCCGAAGGACGGCTCGGACTTCGAAGCCCTCATCGTCCCGACACCCCTCGACCTCGATACCCAGGCCTTCCTTGCCCTTCGACAGGTGCAACGCTGGCAAAAGCTACGTCGGGAACTCGGACCACCACGTTCTCGATTCGGGCGGAAGGGTGCGAGTACCAAAGGCCGAACCCAAGCAGAAGAAAGCAGCGTAGAAACATTCATCAATTCATATCAAACATGGACAAATCGAAGTATCAGGAGGTTGGCGGCAACGTTGACCGCATGTGGCAGCAGAAGGGAGAAGTGCTAACGATTGGCGACGCCGTTGAAGGACGCTACATTCAGAGGATCGAGAACCAGGGTCCGAAGGGCAACTCCAACGTCTACGTTCTCGAAGAAACTAACGGAAAGACTGTAGGCGTGTGGGGCAGCGTGGTTCTCGACGACCGATTCAAGACGATCGCTATTGGCAAAATCGTGGGCATCGAGTATCTGGGCAAGAAGAAGACAAAGGACGGCAGTGGTAGCTACAACGACTTCTTCGTCGGCGTGGGAATTGACTCCATCGGCGACGAAGGCTTTGACCACAAGCGCAAGAACGGCGATCAGCCTATCCCGGTCATCAATCTGGACGAAGAGCCAGAGGACGACGCGCCGTTTTAACCCATCATTCACCGGAGCAGGTTATCGGCCTGCTCCTCTCACCACCGGCCATGCTTCAGGACACGACCACAACCTCATACGAGCAGAACATCCGGCCGAACCTCACCGTGCTTCATGCAGAGGTGCGCCGCGCCCTTCGAACCTTCCCGGAAGGCCTCACGAACCAAGAGATCGGGAAGCTCCTCGGTAAGGCGGCGTCGACGATCAGCGGCATCGTAGGTCCGATGGCGAAGCGGAAGGAGAAGGTGACCGACCCAGAACCTCAGCTCTTCAACGCTGGAAAGCGGAAATGCTCTATCACGGGGAACACCGCCATCTTCTGGAGGCTAATCCGATACCAGCAACCACCGGTGTCGGAAGCAGCAAAGGGCGAGATGGGTCAGCAAGCTTTCCTGTGACGATCACCCTGCCCGGCCGCGTGCCGAGTAAGAAGAATTCGAAGCGGATCTTCTGCACGTCTGGCCGGCCGCGAGTGCTTTCGTCCGAAGCGTTCATCGCGTGGCACGAAGAGATGATGCTGAGGGTCCGTCGCTACCGACCGGCGAAGCCCATCCCGCAGGCGGTCGTATCGATCACTTTCTACCCCGATACTCGCCGTATGTTCGACCTCTCGAACGCCGCGGAAAGCGTGATGGACCTCCTCGTTGATGCCGAGATCCTGGCCGATGACTCTTGGAGCGTCGTGCCAGATCTCGCGCTCCACTTCGGAGCCGTCGATGCCAAGAACCCCCGGGCGGAGGTAGAGATCGGAAAGAGCAACAGATAACCAATTTTCATGAACACCTATCAAATCCACGACAAAACGTACTTGATCCAGGACGGAAAGCTTTTCGTTGAAGTCTCACCGGTCGACACCGGCTCATCTCGCGACGAGAAGACAACCGCAGCACTAAGGGACGCAGTCGTACGAACGCATGCTATCCGCGGCAAGGTGACCAAGGCCTTAACCACCGGCAAGCAGAAGCGCTGCGGCAACTGCGGTAAACCCGGTCACCAGCGCCGAACTTGCTCAGAAGTAGAAGCCCGCCTCGACGCCGAACCCACTCAGTCCTCTGGACTCTGCGTGATCTGCAACTCCCCTGAACACGTGACCAAGGACTGCGATGGCCTGGCTGAGGAGATCGACCGACTTCGCGGGCAGGGCCTCGACTCGCTCCGGATCGCAGCGACGCTCAAAATCCGCCTGTCAACCATCAACGAGAACTGGCCAGCACTCACCAACACCGACGAGTCATGAACAAAGCTCAACGATTCGCTGCCGCTACGCACCGCTACCTCGCCGGAATCTATCGAGCTGCCCTGAACGGCCGGAAGATTGACGACCATAGCCGTGAGCAACACCGTTGCACAGTCGGATGTCCGCAATACCAAAGCGGCCACTCAATAAACGCGGACGGCTCATGCAATATGGGTTGCTGCCAAAACCCCAAGACTAACCAACTCTAATTCCCAAGCATGACCACGCCGTGGATACCAAAGGACGAGACATGGGAGCGCGCCGAAGAAGCACTGAAACAAGAGCTAGGCCCGGCTGAACCTCTCCCTTCGAGGCACTGCAAGAGATGCCACGAGAACACGAACGAGGAACCTCTCAAGCACAACAAGATCTGCGGCGGCTTCACGAGCGAGTGCTGGCCGTGGTGTAGCTATCCAACCACCGATGACCGTATCAAAGAGCTTCAAAGTTAATAGCGGTTACCCTCACCGCGTTCACCGCTCGAAGAAGGGCAGGAAGCCATCTCGAAAGCACTTCGCGAGACGAGCACTCCGGCCTTACCTCGAACATTTGAAGAAGAAGGCTAGAGAGCGCAGCATCGAGGACTGAGCCAACAGCGGATCGCATCTTCGCCGGCGTTCGGCCCCCGGCTCACTTTCCGCTTGTAAACTTTCGCGCTCCCTCGGCGACGTCGGACCAAAACTTCGTACTGGTCCTGAACGGCTGCCCAACCACCCGCGCGGAGACAAGCTCGTCCCACTGCCAGCAGGGGACATTAGTGGCGCCTCGCAGGCCCGCCCACGCCATCATGTCGGCAGCCTGCAGGCCGATATTCACCAATCGATCGCCCTCGGAGTAAGGGCCAAAACGAGGGGCATGCCGGACATCCGGGTTCTTGACCGATAGCTCGTACCAAGCCTTCGCCCGCTTCCCGAACTGGTCATTCCGATCCACGACGAATGTGAAGGGCTCCCGGGTAGTCTCCTCAGATAGGAGACACATGTGCTGCACGCACTGCCGCACTGCGTAGACGTGCGCCTCGTTGTACTGGCGATCCTCGGGCGCGAATACCTCATGGAACCCAGGCCGCTGCTCCCGGAATGCCTCCATATCGATGATTGAAACGACGCCAAAGAGGCGGCTCGCGACGATGTCCACGATGAGTTGTCGCTGGATCTCCTGGCGCTTCTCGGGCTTCATCGGACGCTTGTAGGGACCCGACCCGTTGTTGCACTTCGCGGCGTGGCATCCGAAATCGGAGATCCCCAGTTTCTGCATGTCCTCGCGCCACAACTCCTCGAACAGCTTCCACTCGCCCGCCGTCCCGATAAAACCGCCGACCACATACTCCGTCGTGGTCTTGATGTCGCCGCTGTAACTCTCGTCCAGATACGCGTAAAGCATCGCAATTCTTCTCACTTGCGAAACTGGCGCGTTGAGCAGGCCCATTCCAAGACCTTGACGATTCCTGCCTATGTTCTAGGCTGAGAGCATGTCCCGCAAATTTGATCGCCAGAAGAGAATTGACCGCGCTGCGATGGGTATCCTCGCGAACAGCGTGAAGCCGAAGCCCTGGTGGTTCCCGAAGTTCATTTGGGTCGCGATGCTCCAACTCATTTTTAGATGAAGAAGCTCCCTTCCTTCTTGAAGATCGGCGGCTTCCGTTGGAAGCTCAAGTCAGACAAGCCCGTCACAGACCAAGGCAACTGCTGGGGCTCAACACATCCCAACACCCAGACGATGTATTTCGAGCCTGGAATGACTGCCCAGAAGCAGCACCAGACGGCGATCCACGAGGTTCTCCATGCGATCTGGTGGCAGCAAGGAATGACGAAGCGCGGCTTCACCGATGCTCAAGAAGAGGAGATCGTGAACGCCCTCGCGTTCGGCATTCATCAAGTCGTCGTCGACAACCCGAAGCATCCCTTCACTCGTGGCTAAGATCCAAACCGACAAGCAGAGAAAGCTCATTCAACTTATTTCGGAGAACCTAGGACTTGCGAAGCCGAAGACGATGATGGAGATGATGCTTGAAGCCGGCTACTCCGAAGAGACCGCCCATCAGCAGAGCACGATTCTCGTTGGCATTCGCGAAGAGCTCGACCCGATAGCACGGAAGCTCGAAGACCATCGCGAGAAGGTCATAGCGCGCATGGCCGTGAAGCTGAAGAGCGCAACCTATCGGGACCTCACCGACTCGCTCGACAAGACCACCAAGAACATCCAGCTCCTGAGAGGCAAGGCCACCGAGAACATCGCCGCCAAGGTCGTGTACCTACCTGAACGAAAAGATGGACCAGTGGACACCGACACCACCCCAGCAGTTGGCTCTTGAGAGCACCTGCTATGAGATCGGGTTCGGCGGCGGCCGAGGAGGAGGCAAGACCGAAACCGGCCTCGCCTGGCTTCTCTACGACAAAGACCACCCGCTCCTTCGTGCCCTCATCATCCGTAAGCTTGCGGAGGACCTTAAGGACTGGGTCGATCGCGCCGAGCGTTTCTACCGGCCGTTCGGTGCCGAGAAGCGCGGCAACCCTGGTGACTTCTACTGGCCGAAGGGCGCAGTTTTTCGAACCGGCCACCTGAAGGATGCCGGCGCGTACGCGAAGTACGTCGGCCACGAGTACCAGCGCATGCTCATCGAGGAGTTGAACCTCATTCCTTCCGAGGACAACTACCTCAAGCTGATCTCATCCTGCCGATCGTCGGTCCCGGACCTGAAGCCCCAGGTCTTTTCGAATTTCAATCCTTCTGATGCGGGCTTCGCCTGGATCAAGAAGCGGTTCCACATCGAGGGAACCCCAACGAAACCGATCTTCACGAAGGACGAGAAGACGGGCCTCATGCGGGTGTTCATCCCGGCTCGCCTTTCAGACAACCCGTACCTGAACGCCGACCCGCAGTATCGCGCCTTCCTCGACGGGTTGCCTGATGGCTTGCGCGAAGCATGGCGCGATGGCTCATGGGACGACCCGATCATCAAGGGGGCGTTCTACACCGCCGAGCTGCAGCAGGCGAGGAACGAAGGCCGCCTCCGCCCGTTTCCACATGATCCGCGTCTCGCTGTTCACACGGTTTGGGATCTCGGCATCGACGACTCGATGTGCATCGCCTTCGTGCAGCGCACCGCGACCGAGACGAAGATCATCGACTACTACCAAGCCGAAGGCTTCGGCATCGATCACTACACCGCGAAGCTCCAGCAGCTCCAATCCGAGAACAAGTACACCTACGGCCGGCACTTCGCACCTCACGACGCGAACAAGCGCGAGCTGCAGACCGGAATGACGCTCGTTCAGACAGCCGCGAAGCTGGGCGTGAAGTTCGAGGTCGTTCCTTCGATCAGCATCCAGGACGGCATCCAGCACGTCCGGCTGATGTTCCCGCGGCTCTGGATCAACGAGGGGAAGTGTGAGCAGCTCCTCTCAGGAGTCCGCAACTACAAAAAGCAGTGGGATGAGAACCTCTTGCTCTACAAGCCCGAGCCGGTTCATGACTGGGCGAGCCACCCAGCAGACGTGCTCCGCTACCTGGCCATCATCGAGACGCGGATGACGAACGCCACGACAGTGCCGCCGCCGACCACGGGACTCGTGAAGCCCTTCTATCCGGAGTTGGGAGTGTAAACTCGTCGCAGACTGGAGGTCCGATTGATCGTACGAGACATTCTCCATAAATCGCCCGAAGAACTTGCGCAGATGCTGGAGGAAATCGACAATGAGCCCATCGAATGGACGCCCGTCGTAGTCAGCGTTCTGACGTACAAAGCGGTACAAGAGCTACACCGAACATCGACAGACCTTCGCGCGTCTTCCCACAATCTCGAATCGCTGACGAAGTGGCTCATCGCGCTCACAATTGTCCTCGGCGTTCTCGCCGCTCCCCCAGCATATGAAGTCGTTGCCCGCGTTCTTAGTCACTCCAGTCAGGTAAGCAAGCAGGCCGTCGTTTCCCCTCGACACACTACGAGCTTAGAAACGAACTATGCGGCCATCCTTCAGGTCAAGAATGGGCACTTCTCGGAGCGCGAGTATCTTGCCCTCGATAGTGCTCAGCGCGATCTTCTCGATCTGAGGCTAGAAAAGGCTGCTGCTGGCGGAGACCCCGTGGCGAAGGCGGCGCAGATCGACGTGTTTGTCTGGCGAGAAACTGCCATTGATCTCTTGCGTCACTCGCTGAAGTAGCGCTCGACCTACTTATCCCCAACCCTCCCCGTATCTTCATCGAAGTTTCACCGTTATATTGAGTACAAACCTTCACCACTTCAGTGCCTGACGTAGTACCTCTTTCCACACTCACCAGCATTCTCCAAGGCGATCGCTTGTACCGCGAGCGACGGCATCCGGAGTGGACCGACAACTACCTCCTCTTCCGTGATCGCGTCGTCACGAACCGCCTGACTCAGCGCCAGAGCGTGAACGTCCCGTACGTGAAGGAGACGATCGCGACCCTGCTCTCGAAGAACTCGGCCGCACCTGATCTCTACTTCGAGGATCTCGCCAACGACAAGCAGAAGGAGTTGGAGATGAACGAGTACTGGCTCGACACCTTCCGCCGGCTCAAGGTCCAGGTGCTCGACCGCGTCGACAAGAAGCAGGAAGGCCTCTACGGCCGCAGTTTCATGAAGCTGAACATCGTGGACGGCAAGTTCCACATGCAGGTTGTCGATCCCCAGGATGTTCTCCTCGATCGGTTCATGCTCCCGTGGGACATCGAGTCCGCCCGGCACGTCACGCACGTCGGCATCTACCGAACCCTCTCTGACCTCGAACGCAGCTCCCTCTACAATCAGGCCGCGATCAATGAGCTGAAGACCTTCTTCGGTACGAAGCTCGGCATCATCAAGGCAGGTGAGAACGCGCAGATCGTCGCAGAGCGGAACGAACGCCTCGCGACCATGGGCGACAACGACGTACAAGATCCTCGCCTCGGCGAGACCTACGTCGAGCTGAACGAAACCCAGATCAGGGTTTGGGATGAGACCGAGCAGGAGGATGTGACCTACGTGGAGGTGGTAGCCGAGGGCCGCAAGATCCTCGAGAAACCACTTCGCGAAATCCTGAACGTCAATTTCTACACATGGGCCACATGGGCCGGTGATGTCGAAGCCACGGACATCTGGTCTGACGGCGCTGCCGACGTAGCCCGCTCCATGAACCAGCTGGCGAACGTTCGCGTGTCGCAGAAAGCCGAGAACGGTACGCTTCACAACTGGGGCATGCAGTTCTACGACTCCACCGACCTCGATGGCTGGACACCCGTCGGATACCAACCCGGCCCGTTCGTCTTCATGCCGTTCCCTGGCGACCCAAATACCAAGATGCGCCGCGTCGAGATCCCGGAGATGGCCGACGTCTTTCAAGAACTCGATTGGTACAAACAGCAGATCGAAGGCGCAACCGCCGCGACCTCCATCGAGAAAGGTGAGGAACAGGGTGGTAATTCAACCCTCGGCGAGATCCAACTTCTCGCGGCTCAGGCGTCGAAGCGCATCACAAGCGGATCATTTCTATACGAACAGTACTGGCAGGACATCGGCGACAAGTTCCAGGCGATGGTGAACGCGAACCCGGACTTGCTCGACCCGGTCACACTTCACAAAAAGAGCGCCGGCGGGAAGTTCTACCCTCGCACCATCAGGCCATCGAGACTCGGCTCGCGGACCGGCTATCGCTGCCGCGTGACTTCAAAGGCGAAGAAGGATGCTGACAGCCTCGAAGCGATCCAGAAGTTGAAGATCGGCGAAGCGCAGTTCCCTGGCAACCTTCCGCTCCAGACGATCATGAAAAAGAAGGTGCTCGACTGGATGGCCCTCACCCCGGACGAAGCGAAGGAAGTGATGGACTTCGACGCTCAGCACCCAATGCCGATGGTTGACCCGAACGCGGTCGCCGCGGCTGGAGGCGTGAACAACGCGAAGCGAGGCGTCACCGTCGCAGACGTCATCAACCCACAACAGGTCAATGCTGCTTGATCAACTCCTCGAAAAACTCGGCCTGAAGTTCGAGAACCTCTCGAAAGAGGAACGCGCCACCTACGTTGAGTGGGCGAAGATCCTCTCGAAGACTGACATCACGATCGAGGATCTAAAGAAGGTGCTCCCGAAAGAATTGGAGCGCGCGAACACAGAACTCCGCAACTACGAGAACCTTCCGAAAAAGCAGGTCTTCTACCAGGCCTACGCCTCCCTCCTCGCAACTCTCACCCAGATGATCGTGACGCCGGCGAGCCAACGGCAAGCGCTCCAGGCTCACCTCAAAAAGAAATTCAACATCGACATCTAAAGGTCAAAACCAATTAACACTCACACATGGACCAACTATCAGCACAGCGCCTCGCCGACCTGCTCCAGATGGAACCGGCGGCCCTTGAACCGGCCGACATCGCATTCCTCCGGGCTCGCGAGTCCTACCTCACAGGTGACCAGCGTGCGACCTACGCCGAGGTTCTGGCCGAGCCTGAGCCAGAAAAGCCCGCGAAGGCAGCGAAAGCAGACCAGTAGTTCATTAACCCAGTCGCAAACCGCCCGAACCCTCTCGTAGGAAGGGCCAATCAGATGGACCCAGAAAAGGAAAATGCCGAACCTCAAATCGAGAAGGCAGACGAGACGGAAAACTCGAATGAAAACCAGCCGGAGCGCGAGACCCCGGTAGTCGAAGAGCCAGCGGATGCCGAAGCGAAGCCAGTCGAAGTTCCTGAAGGATTCGTCCGGAAGGAAGAATTCGACGAACTCGATACGAAGTACCGCAACTCTTCGAGTGAAGCCCTCGTCTGGAAGGCGAAAGCCGAAGGACAGGACCCTCGCAGGGAATTGACAAATGAACCAACCGAGTCGGACCTCCGGGCAGCATTCCCGGAGATCGATTGGGAGTACGCGGATGCCGTCACGAAACGGCTTGCGCGCGAATCGTTCCAGACTCGCCGGATAGCTGAGCATCTCTCCACAAAAGAGAACGCTCGCGAGGCCGAGCGGCAGTGGAACAACGATCTTGAAGTAGCCATCGCCAAAAACCCTGCCTTACAAGGCCAGGAGGCGGGCTTCAAGGAATTCGCGAACATGCCGACTCACCGTGGAGTATCGCTCGACGTTCTCGTCGACGCGTACCTGCAGAAGACTGGCACCACGAAACCCACGAAACCTGCGCCGCGGCCAGCTTTGGAGAATGGCAACGGCGGTCCACGAGGTCCGATTTCGCCGAAGAAGAAGTACTCGGGCGAAGAGATGCTCGCGATACAGCTGGAAGATCCACGCAAGTATCACGACCTGCTCATGTCCGGGGAATTCGACGGCGATTAAAGCGACGGTTGGGTTGGATTACTAAAACCCAATTCGCATGAACGCATATTCAACGGAGAAACTCATAAAGTTCTCCAACAGATTGCTGAAGCAGGTCTACGCCCGCTCCGTTTTCGATGACGTCGTTAACCGCGACTACGAAGGCGAAGTGAAAGGCGAGGCCGCGACGGTGAAGATCCCTTCCCTCGCGCGTCTCGGCTGGAAAGACTACTCGGGTTCGGTCACCTACGACGGTGTCAACGAGATCGTTGCCACGTTCACGCTCGACCAGAAAAAGCACAACGCCTTCAAGATCAAGGATCTCGACAAGTTCGAGTCCTTCATCAAGGAGCCGAAGGGCACGATCCTCGATCAGCTCGTCGACGAGTTCAAGAAGATGGTGGACGGCTTCGTCCTCGGCTTCTGGAGCGATGTCGCAGCAGGTCAGTGGATCGGTACGGACTACGTGACTGGCACCGTGACGATCACCGCCGTAACCGGCGCGGTCGTTGGTGTCGGCACCACGTTCACCTCAGCGATGGTTGGCAAGCCTTTCCAGGCTGTTGGCCACACCGCTTGGTACCGCGTAAAGACCTTCACCGACGCCACGCACATCGTGATCGAAGACGACTTGGATGATGTCGCATCGGCTTACACCGGCGGCGCCATCTCGGGAGCCGCGTACGTGATCCAGGCGAACACCGCCTTGGCTGTCACGACCACGACCTTCCTCGACCAAGTCGCGGCGCTCAAGCAGAAGATGGACGACGCGGAGATTCCGGAAACGGATCGCTTCCTCGTCATCCCACCGTCTGCCGAGAACACGCTCACGCGTTCTTCGAACATCAAGATCAACGTCCCGGCGGTTTACGAGGAGCTCGTCAAAAAGGGCTTCATCACGGAACTGCTCGGATTCAAGGTGTTCAAGTCCGCACGCGTCAAAGGTGACAACACGAACGGCTACCACGTTATCGCTGGTACCCGGATGTGGCTCACCTTCGCCGATGGTCTCATCGAAGCGCCAGAGCAGCTCCGTCTGCAGGACGACTTCGCTTGGGGCTTCCGCGAACTCCGCACCTACGGTGCGAAAGTCGCCGACGAACGCCGCAAGTTCTCCGCTCACTTGTTCGCAACCTTCTCCTAGGTTCGCGCGCTACCTCTGCTCTTCGGGGCAGGGGATAGCGCGAGACGCGCTTTCCATCATTCACCTTTCACAAACTCATGGACACGTTAACCACTTCAGTCCCATTCGCTCGGACTCGCGCCGGGCAACTCGTCTCTAGGTTCCTTCACACAAAGCTCGGTGCTCGCATCGGCTACGCCATCGGAATTTCGCGCTTTAACCGCCTTGCCCCTCAGCTCTGGAAGTTCCAGCGCTACCACGTCGAAGGCGAGCAGCTCGCGAAAGGAGAAGTCGTCCGCCCGATGCACCGTCAGCTCGAAGACGGTTCTGAAGAGCTGATCGGCTACGGCGTCTATCGCCTCTCTCCAAAAGACCTCCGCTCCTTCAACTCGCGTGTGGATGCCGGGGCGGCGCTGGTCTCTTCCCTCATCTCGGGTACGACCCTCGGCGGCATCAGCTCGCCAGCCGTAGCGAAGTACATCGCGCTCTCAACGTCCTCGCTCACGCCGGCCAAGGGCGATACGACACTCACCGGTGAGACCGCGGCCTCGGGCCTCGCTCGCGCGATCGCTACGATGGGTACCTACACCGCGCCGTCCTCGCTCGATGGTGGCGCTTCCTGGATCGCTTCGAAGACGTTCACGAACACCTCCGGGGGTTCTGTGACGGTCGTCTCAGCCGCGATCTTCGACGCCGCTTCTACCGGCAACATGTTGGTTGAAGGCAACCTCTCAAGCTCGGCGGTCCTCGCAATCAACGACCAGTTGACGATCAACTGGACCATCAACGTTTAATCCCATGTCTAAGCTCTACATCGCCTACAACGCACCAGCACCGACCACCGCGTCGCTCGTTGCAGTCGCAACGGGCACTGCGATCAAGACCTTGCTTCAGGTCGCCACGCCTTCCACGAAAAGGATTCGCGTCGTTGAATGGGGCATCTCGTTCGACGGCTCGGCTGCTGCTACTCCGGTTGAAGTCGAGTTGATCCAGACCGACGTAGCCGCAACCGTCACCGCTCACGTGGCCGCCGGTGTTCCACCGTACAACGACTCAGCCGCGGAAGCCTCGCTCATGACGCTCGGAACCGCCGCGACCGGCTACACCGCTTCGGCCGAAGGCTCGATCGCAGCGACAAGGGTTCTTGACGCACAGCTAGTCTCTCCGACGAATCAGTTTGTGAAGCAGTTTCCGCTCGGCCGCGAACCCGAGGTTCCGATCTCGAAGTTCTTGCGCATTCGCGTCAAGGCCGGAACGACCGTGAACGCGATCTGCTACGTGATCTGGGAAGAATAGACACCAACCATGGAACTGAACTCCACAAGCCTCATCTCGGACGCCAACCTCCAGGCGTATTACCGCTTCGAGGGCAACCCGAACGACTCCACCGCGAACGCTCGGAACGGTACGGACAACAGCTCCGTGACCTATTCGTCGGGCAATGGCAAGTTCGGTCAGGGCATCGGCTACGGCGGATCGCCGCAGTACACCGATACCCCCTACTTCCCATGGGGGACCAACGCGCTTTCCGTTGTTCTCTGGTTCAAGATCTCGTCAGGTTCATCCTTCTGTTTCTACGGAGGCCAAGGCGCAGGCGGAGCATCGGGATTCACCCTTGACTACGGCCTGAACGGCGGTGCAAGTCAGCTTGGTGTTTCACGTGTCGGCACCGCCGGGGTAAACAACGCATACGCCTCGTGGACGACCGATACCAACTGGCACCACCTCGCCGTGACTTGCCATGCCTCCACAGGTGTAGTCGTCTATCTCGACGGCGCATCGTTCGCCACGAACAGCGGAACCGCAAACGTCATCGATCCAGTGAGGAACAACTTCGTCGGCTGTCGCAACCTGAATACTGGAGTGGATGCGTTCTTCGTGGGCGCCATCGACGACCTTGCAATCTTCAACCGCGCGCTTACTGCTGCCGAGGTTTCCTCGCTCCTCGCAGGAGGAGCATCACCGCCAGGCCGGATCATCACCCAGGCGATCAGTCGCTCAAACACCTACTAAATGGCGCGATTCGGACGCTCACAACCTTTCAGACCAGTCATCCGAAACCCCGTCAGGGCGCTTTCGACGGTCGCCGCCCTCTCGGACACGATGATGAACGCCGGAAGCCGCCTCGCAACAGTGGCGCGCCTTCTTCTCGCCTTACGCGCACCAGCAGATTCACAGATGAATGCCGCGGGTAGAAGCGCGACGCTCGCCCGCATCGCGATCTACACCCGATCTGTTTCTGATTCGCTGATGAATGCAGCCGCTCGCTTCGCGACGGTAGCGAAGGCCTACATCCGGAGCCTCTCCGACGCCCTAATGAACGGCGCCTCTCGCAGCTCGACCCTTGCGAGGATCTACGCCGCGATCCGGGCCGCCTCGGATGCCCAGATGAACGGCGCAAGCCGCTCTTCGACGCTGACCCGGGTCGCGCTTTACACGCGAACCCGATCCGACACTCTGATGAACTCAGCCTCTCGGCTCGCGACAGTCGCGCGTGGACTGTTCCGCTCCGTCACCGATTCCCTCATGAATGCCGCAGGACGCCAAGATGCGATCACGAGAACGGTGCTTCACCTGCGATCGATCAGCGACTCGCTCATGAATGCCGCTTCCCGCCTAGCTGTCGTTGCGAAGGGCCTCACGCGAGCTTTGACGGCCTCCATGATGAATGCCTCATCCCGACTGGCAACAATCACCTTCGGCCGCGCCCAGGTGCGGATGATGGCCGATTCGATGATGAACGCTGCCCAGCGTTTTGCTTCGAAGATCGTCGCGTTGAAGAATGGGTTGAACGTCCTCTTCTCGTCAAAATACCCGACGAAGACCGACACCTACACCAGCAAATATCCGAAAAAGGAGACGACCTACGACAAGAAATATCCATAACCGATGAACCACGAGAACATTTACTACCTACCAGCACTCCTAATTCGGGTTTTTCAATACCGCTGGTTCAAGTTACTCGCTGGCCTTTCGCTCTTCGTCCTCCATTACTTCTTCGACTCCGTGAACACCTCGGCCACGATCGCCGTTTTCGCTCTCATCTTCATGGACAGCATCACGGGGGTAATGGCGGCGTTCAAAACCGGCGCGCCAATCGAGTCTCACAAGCTCCTCCGGACGGCCATCAAGATTGCCGTGTATTCGCTCATGATCTCGGCCGGATTCCTCTCCGAAAAAGCGATTCCAATCCACGGCATCGACGAGACGATCATCGCCGCCCTCGCGATCACCGAACTTTTTTCAATACTCGAAAATACAGCTCGCGCCGGTTACACGGTCGCCGCGCGGCTCCTCGAAAGATTCAACAAGACCATCGCCTCATGAAGAGATCCCAGCCCTTCGGATTCCCCCGAACCTTCGGCTTCGGCGACGGCCGACACTCACGCGGCAGATACCCAATCGAATACTTCTACTCGATCGGTATGCAGCACTCGTTGCTCGGCATCTCGACCGGCTACGCGATCACGAAGAAGAAGGACACGAGCGACATCGGCGCGCTCGGAAACCCGAAGTGGTTCGCCGACAACGGGACGGTTTACTGCCAGGACGACTCTGGAAACACTCTCAAAGAAAACACTCCGGGCGCGGGCGACTTCGCGATCGATCACACGGCAACCTCATCGAACGGAGCTGGACTTCTGGCGGACGCCCAAGGCCGCATCCTCTCGTTCCGAAACTCCTCCATCGACCTGAAGACGGGCGGCAGCTGGACCGATGGCTGGCAGATCGGCCTCTACAACTGGCAGCACCCCGCCGACATCTACGAAGGCAACACGATCTTCGGCAACGGGTACCAAGTTGGCTTCATCGACTCGGCCGACGTGATGAATCTCTCTGCGTTCACCCTTCCCGTGTCGATGCGTGTGGATTGCTTGAAATCAGGGAAGAACGGCGTTCTGTTAGGGGCGAACCTCGGACTCCAGGGCTACCTCATTCTTTGGGACGCGGGGGCTGATCGCTCCATCGCTCCGTGGATTCCGACGAGTGGCAAGGTGCAATCCATCGCGCGCACCGATTCGGGCTGGATCGTCATCACGCAGAAAGAGATCCTGATCACGAACGGCTACACAACGAGATCCATCTTTCCGCTTCTCGATGACCCGCTCGGTTTCAACCAGTACGTCGTTGCACCTCAGGGTTCGACCGTGCAGAACAACCGCCTCATGCTTCTGCAGCAGTCCACAAACAACGCGCGCATGAAGCCGGGCCTCTACATCTTCGACCTGGGGACGACGCTCATGGAGTTCGTCCCGATGTCCACGGGGAACACCAACAGCGTGACTCCGCTCGCCATCTACTCAGCAAAGGTGAACGCGCAGGAGATCCTGATCGGCTTCCAAGACGTGGCGCTCGGAACCAACACTATCGGTGCGCTCGGTGTAAATTCGGCGACGTCCGGCACATTCATCGCCCAGGTACTCGCTTCATCCGAAGACGACAAGGCTGCTGAGGCAATCATTCTCAACCTGGGTTTCCCGACATCGATCAGCGCGCCCCAAACCCTCAGCTTCACGGTCGCGGCAAAGATCTACAACTTCCGGCGACCACTCTGGGGAACATCGGTCACGAATGCCGTCGCTGCGGATGGCGCCCACATTCGTGTGAATGGGTCCCTCACCACAAATACCGTCGCTCAGTTAGGAGATGAAGTAACGGTTCTTGAAGGACCGAACGCCGGCAAAGTGGCGCACATCAGCGCTATCGCGAATGCGGGCAGCACGACCGAGACTTGGACACTCGACACGACGCTTCCGAACGTCACCGGCACGACCGTTCACCTGCAAATTCAGCCGTTCGCCCTCGTCGAGAAAAAGACGATCACTTCGGTCGCTCAACTCGGCGAGTTCTACTTCAACGTTCGCAACCAGACCCGCGGCAAGAAGTTCTTGACCAAGCTACACTTCGACGACATGACAAACGTGCAGCTAGAGCTGCATTCGGGCGAGTTTGTCTACGACGACCTCGGCAACACCACATGACGCAGGACGAACTTCAAGCGAACAAGCAAGCCGGAAACTTCAAGCCGGACCCCGGACCAAAGGAGGCCGACTTCGAGCTCCCGCAAGGCCAAGGTGCACCGGACTCGCTCGACGAGTTTCTCCCGCTGCTCGTGACCCTTCGCATGCCGCGGCGAACGATCAGCACAGCCCCCACGTTCATTCCGAAGACGTTCATCGACTCGATCCAGTTTTACGAAAACGGAACTACCCGACGCCTCTACCTCTTCATCGGTTCAGCGTGGAGGTATTGCACATTGACGTAGCCCGCCCACCTTCTAAACTAAAACCAACTCCTTCCCACCGTGACACTCCTCGAAGCACAAACCTATCTCATCGAAAACAAGCTGAACGGCAAGTACGCCGACTTCGCGGCGGGCATGAACGATCTCTTCTCCGTCTCTGAGATCACGACTGAGCTCGTCCTCGCGAACAAGCGCGCGTGGGACTACAAGCGCTGGCCTTTCTCGGTTGACGCACTCAAGCTCACGTACACCCCGCCGACCTCCGGCGAGTTCTACCTCGACTACCCGAACACGTTCGTTGACGAAAGCATCTATCTCCTCCTCGTGAACGGCAAGGAGTGGAGCAAGCGCAACTTCGCCGACTACCAGAAGTGGTTCTCGGACTGGCCGACAGCAACCGATAAGTATTGGTCGCATCTCAAGCGCCAGTGGTTCGCGAACAAGAACTCACTCTCAGCCGGTGACGAGATCACCTTGTTCGGCAAGCTGAGAGCGCCCACGCTTTCCGCGCCGACTGACCTTCTCGCCTTCTCACCTGACTTCGACAACAACGAGGACAGCGGCAACCAGGCCATCATCCGCCTTGCGTACGCGAGCATCCTTGGTTCAGAGAAGAAGAAGCAGTACGACCAAGCGAAGGCCGAAGAGAAAGCTGCTCTCTCCATGCTCGACGTGCTCTGGGCACCGATGAAGGAGCGTGAAAGCCGCGAGCAGTCCATCAACCGCCCGCTTTTCGACACACCCGATCTCTTCGCGCGCAACCGTGGCTTCGGCTCCACGAACATCGGCAACTTTCCTTAATCCATGAACCCACAAACCATCACCGTCGCTCCGCACGACACCCTGACCGGGATTGCGAACTCGAACAAGACCACGGTCCAGGATCTCCTCGCGGCGAACCCAACCATCAAGAACCCTGACCTGATCTTCTCCGGCACCAAGATCAACCTTCCCGGCGCACCAGTGCCGACTCCCGATGCGACGAAAACCTCCACTGGTGGAGCGGCGCCCGTCGCTGATCCGAACGCCGACCCGGATGCCGCGACGAAAGAAGCTGTCGCTAAGGAACTCGGCTACACCGACTTCAACTCGTTCGCGCAGGACACGCTTCAAAAGCCAGCCCTCGACACCGAGAAGCTCTACAACGATGCGTATTCAGCCCAGGGACTCGGCGACATTTTGAAGGGCATCACCGACAAGAAGACGAAGCTGAACGAGGCACTCGGTGTCGTCAACGACAATCCTTGGTACGACGAAGCGTACCGCCGAGGTCAGGTGAAACGCCTTCAAGACCTGGCTGGAGGGGACATCAAGAACTCTGAAGACCTTTACAACCTGAAACTCGGCCAGGTTCATGACCTCGTCTCACGAGAAGCCAGCGACTTCACCGCCAATGAGACAGTGAACAAGTCGAAGCTCGACTACCTGCATCAGCGCGTCTCAGCGGCTCAGACAGCCCAGGAGAAGAAGGACGCAGCCGCGGCGAAAGTTCAGACCGTGAGTGTCGGAACGAACGGCAAGCTCTACGCCGTGGACCCGATCACCCACGAATTCAAGTTGGTTGCGACCGGAAACGCTCCGGTCACGAAGGCAACGACCGGCTCGACTTCCCCCGGTTCAAAAGCTCAGCAGTCTCTCCTTGCGAAATTCAGCGCCGACCTCACAAAGATCAACCCAAAGACCGAAACGCGGGAAGCACTTCTCGCGAGGTTGATCGCCAAGTACGGCGACCAGATTGACAAAGGGGACATCGCACGAAAGGTCATGGAAACTTACCCTGACGGTTGGGAGGGTCGATACAAGAAGTCTTCTTCTGCCGGTAACCCTACTGCTTCCCTCGCGATGGCTAATCTGAATGGCGTAGATGGATTCAACCCGCAGCGCGGCGTACCAGCGACTTACAGTTCGAAGAACCCGCCCAGCTTAAACGTCCGCCAGACCCGTCCCACCAACGATCTTCGCCTAATCAACACTCCATACCAGCTCGACGAAGGAGGCGTCCCGATTCCGGGACGTTACCGCACCACACTTACTTAGGTAAATGGCTGACCTGCTTCGCCTTTACAACGACAGCCCGACCAAAGCATCAGCACCAGCGGCCGGCGGTTCTTCAAGTGGCCCGATTCGGCTCTATGACGACGCTCCGGCCAAGACCACCTCACCAGCGCCTCCGGCAGCTTCACCAGCCACACCAGGAAGCCCGAAAGGCACGCCGATGGTGCAAACCACCATCCCTTCGCTTCCCCTGCCTACGAAGCCCTCACAGCCGGTCGTAACCACAGGCCAGAAGTACGGCGGATCGAACATCACGGACCAGTCGAACAAGCCTCTCGAGACTTTCAAGAACGACAAAGTTCAGCAGTCACAGCTCCTCGATGATCGCGTTTACCCAGGTTTCGATCCAACGAAACCACAGAAACTCGATGCCTCCCACCTTCACAACGACCGCATGCCGGAATCAGTCAGCGCTCCAATCAAGAAGCAACTTGGAGGTGCTTACTCAGATGAACTCGACCACAAGATCGCGCTCGAACTCTCCGGCTCGAACAACCCCGCGAACCTCAAGATCGAACCCGGACGACAGGCCGGACTTTCTGCCGCTCATGACCAGCTCGAAAACCAGCTCGCGAAGCATGTCGTGAACGGAGAACTCAGTCTCCTCGACGCGCAACGCGCTCTCGCGAAGGCGAAGGGCTACACGCTCCGCGAAGACTTGGCTCCCGGTGAAGTGGATCAGAACGCAGGTAAGCCGCTCATCGAAGGAAAACCGAAGACGGAGATTCCGAACTCCGGTTCATCCATCGGCCAAACTCTTCTCGATGCGTACCCATCAACGATGCAGACGACTGCCGATCTGCAGATGGACCCGAACGGAACCGCAGGTGACCCTCACAAAGCCATCTCCGATTACATGAAGACAATCAATGATTCTGCGGGAAACTTCGGCGCTTCACTTGCCGAGGAACTCAAGGCATGGAAGGCGAAGGACAGCGCCTCTGTCGTCGGTTCTGATCTCAAGACGGCGGTTGCCGGTTTCGGTTGGGCAACCTCGCCTATCACCGCCCTCTTCAGCGCAGCTAACGACATCCCCACGCTCCGAACCTTCAGCAAACTCCTCACGCTTCCTTTTGCGCTCATGGGAGATGCCGGACCCGACACGGCCAAGGTTCTTCTGAATCACATTCCGAACTCGGTCCTCTCCCCCCAGGCGAAAGACAAGGTTGTTGACGGCCTCGGTGCCGCGTTTGGCCTCGCGGGTCAGATTGCCATCGGTCACGTGAGCGAAGCGGCCGGAAAGGCGCTCGAAGCCAAGTTTGGAGCGACCGATGCCGCGACCATAGTCAAGAAAGCCGAGGAGATTGCGAAACAACCGGCGACACCACCAACCGAGGCTCCGGCCGCTGAACACGTCGATCTCCCAGGTAAACCTCTCGCAGACAAACCCGCACCTCCAACTGCCGAACGTGCCGGCTTCGTGAACCCTGAAGCTTTCAAGGACACCGCGAAGGAAGCAATCGACAAGTTCAAAGAATCTCGCGCCGACGCGAAGGCAGGCGAAGACCTCCGCACCTCTTTCACGGGCGAACGTGATTCACGCGTCGCAGAGACGAACCAGCTCCGCGATCAGCTCGAGAAAGGTCTCTCTCCGAAAGAGCAAGAAGCTCTCACGCTCATGCGTGACTTCAAGAATCGTCCCGAGGAGCTCGACCAGTTCGCGAACGGTACGCACCCATCACTCACGGACCAGGCGGCGATCGACCGCGTCGGCTCGCTGAAAGATCTCATCGAACTCGCGAAGAACCCAACCGAGAACATGAAAGCGGCCGACGCCGCGATGACCAAGTATTTTGAAACTCACCTCGCCGAGGGGAAGAAGCTCGGGTTCCTAGACTCGAACATCAAGAACGACGAGTACATCTCGCACCTTCTCCAGCCGAAGGAAGACGCCGGCAAGGTCGTATCGAAGCGCGGCAACCTTCGCACCTACAAGATCGGCCGCGACACTCCATTCTCGAAAGAGCGCACCTATCCGACCGTTCTTCATGCCATCGCGAACGGCGTCGAACCCCGGACGCTGAACGCGCTCGATGCGCTCACGATCTACGGCGACAAGCACGCGACCGCAGCGGCGACGCACATCCTTATCAAGCAGCTCAAAGACTCAGGCGTCGCGAAGTGGGGATCGCATGGAAGCGAGAACATCCCCGCCGACTGGAAGCCGATCGCGCCCGAGAACAACCGCCTGTTCCAGAACCAACGCGCGTTCGTGGACGAGACAGGGAAGCCAGGCATCGCGCACCAGTCTCTCTTCGCTCCTGAGAAGGTTGTCGAAGCTCTCCGACCGCTCACCGATCCTGATTTCACCGACCGAATCCCAGGGTTCAAGACCTCAAAGTTCTATCAGGGCTATCTAAAAGCCGCTCAGCTTGGCCTCTCCGCGTTCCACCTCAAAGCCATGAACCTCTCAGCCCTCGGAAACGAAGGCCTCACGGGCCTCGTGAGGAGCTACGCGACGGACATGAAATCCCCAGACTTCCTCGACACAGAACGAGGCTTCATCAAGGCCGGTGGAACCACGCCGATCCTTGGCCGGTCCATCGAGGCATACCGCGAACTCAAGCCGTCATCTCTTCCTTCACGCGCGGACATCCTTCGCAGTTTGCCGGTCGTGAAGCAGCTCGACCAAATCTCAGGCGGGATCTCACACCTCACCTTTGACATCGTGCAGCGGAAGTTCAAAGTCACGGACTTCGCGATGAAGGATGCGAAGTGGATCACCGAACATCCCGACGCCTCACCGGCTGAACACTTCGCAGCGCAACGAGCGTTCGCGAAAGAAGTGAATGCAACGTATGGGGGGCTGAACTGGGAAGGACTCGGCATCAACAAGATGACGCAGTCCATTCTCCGGTTTGGCATGCTTGCTCCAGACTGGACCTTCTCGAACTGGTTCAACGTCAAAGGTGCTTTCGAAGGCGGCCCAGGAGGCAAGGCCGCTCGCGCTTTTTGGATCCGATCCGCGATCACCGGAGTTGCGCTCAGCCAGGCGACCAGCATTCTCATGTCCGGCAAGCCTTCGAAGAACTGGACGAACGTCTACCTCGGCAAGGACAAGACAGGAAAGGACGTCTATCAAAACGTCTTCTTCGCGGGCGCGCCAAGCGATGCGATCAATCTCATGAACAACATGCACGACTACGGGCCTGTAAGCGGGTTTGCCCAGACCCTGCTCGGGAAATCGAATGCCTTCATCCGAACCGGAATCCAGACAGCCACGAACCGGAACTACATCGGCCAGACGATCGTCCCGAAGGGTGCAGGCTTCATCGCCGGAACCGGCCGCCTCGGCTTGAATGCGGGCTCACAACTCCTACCAGTCCCCTTCAGTGTCACGAACCTCGTTCAGATGATGACCGACCCGACGAAGCAGTTCAGCCAGAAGGAGTACGTCGCTACTCTTCTCGGAGGAGCTCGACCGCGTCACGTCGTTCCAGACGGACAGCGCGAGATCACGAGCGGCAAGAAGAAGGGAACGCTCGCTCCGGCACTCCCTCATCAGCGCAACTCGACCATCAACATCATCAAAGGTGCGCCACTCAACAAACCCAAACCAAAGAAATGAAGATCGCCAAATTCATCGCCGGCCTGACGGTGTACTACGTCGCGTGTTTCCTCATCGGCCAGTCGCTGGGCTTTTACCGCTAGCCGTTTGACGTACACTTCCTCGATGAACGCCACGATAACCACGGTCATTCTAGGGACTGGCCTATTCACCACGCTCGTTCAGATCTTTCTCAACTACCGTCTTTCCCGTCACATCGAAACTCAGAAAAGCGAATTCCAACGACAGCTTGCTCTCCTTCAGAGTGATCTCCAACGAGAATTAGAGGGCCAGAAAGCCTTTCTCCTCCGCGCATCCAAAATCCACGAACGACAAATTGACGTCTTGTGCGATCTATACGCCGGTTTATTCGATACCTCTGAATACTTCAAACACGCCAACCGCAAAGGCTTCCGCAGTTTCGAAAGCCCCGAACAGTACCGCCAGGAATTCGCTAAATCTTTCGTAGCCACCGTCAGACTCTTCAACCAAAGAAGACTTCTTCTGCCATCAGCTCTTGCCTCGCAAATCGACACGTTTTTCAAGAAAGCTAGCGAAGGCGATTTCAGTCTTTCCTTTGCACTTGATCCCCAAATGCCGAGCGGCGACTCCCGCGCCAAGAACTTCGACGCTGCCGCTCAGATGGCATTCCATGAAATTCCTCCGCTCCTCGCCGACATCGAGCATGAGTGTCGCCAGATTCTCGGCATCGAGTAGTACACAGCACACACCTTGCGCGTTTCCGCTCGCGCGCTAGTATCAAATCAACCTGCTTCACATGGAGGAACTCCAGAACAATTTAGGAGGCATTGAATCACCGAAGGATGAACGCGATTTTCTCGGCACAGGTAAAGACACTCCCGTTCCTTCCGAGTTTCTGCCGGACTATTCGAATCTCCCGGTTTACAACCAGCTCGCCGGCCCCGGTGGACAGAGTGCCTGCGGCGGCGCGAGCGGCGCGAAGTTTCAGAACATCCTTCTCGGACTCGGCAACGAACTCTCCTGGCGCTTCGTCTACGCGCTCGCTGCGAAGTTGACCGGACTCCCACCTGAGAACGGCGTGTACGGCCGCTCGATCATGCAGGTTCTCCAGCGGTGCGGTGTCCCGAAGGCTGAGTTCTTCCCGAACGACACCTCACTCTCGATCGCCGAATTTGCGGACTGGACCAAAATCCCGCAGGCCGCCTACGTGGACGCTCTCTCCCGTCGTATCGGACCATATGCCCAACTCACCGACCTCTCGCCCCAAGGATTGAGAACTGCTGTCTACCACGACAAGGCCGCACTCGTCCTCAAGGCTCCGTGGCAGCCGTCATCCTGGTATCCCTTCCCGTCGAACTCCGGCCACTTCAACAACCTCACCGGATTCACGCCAACAAAGACCCGCTTCGCTAACAGCTTCGGCAACGCCTGGGGTGTCCTTGCGAATGGCGGCGGCAACGGAGACGGCTTCTACCTCGACTCCGATCTCGCGACGATCAAAGAAGCGTGGGTAGCGTGGGAGCCGACAGTTGATGTTCCTCTCCCCACCCCGATCCCTGCTGATCCCCTCCAGAAGCGCAACTGGATTCTCGACCGCATCGCTCTCCTCAAGTCCTACCTGCCCTTCTTCAAGTAAAGGTCGCAACTCCTCCACACCCTAATGCTCACCACCATTCTTCTCGGCATCGTAGCCTCGCTCGTAGCCGAATTCGTGACGTGGCTCAACAAGAAACTCTCCGGGACCGTGATTCAGGGCCAGGGCGCATTTCTCTTCTCGCTCGTCATCGCTTTCGCGATCGCAGTGATCGAAGTCCTGATCCGCCACTTCAACATCGATGTCAGCGGCTTCCTCGCGCTTGCAACGTCCATCTTTGGCGTCGCCCAGGTCTGGTTCTACCTCATCGCCAAGAACCTTGGCCTCACAGTCCAAGCCTCGCCCGACACCTCAATTCCTCTCTCCTAGTTTCCCTGACGGTCTGCGCCGGATGCCCTCACTCATCTAGACGCAGCGGTCAGCGAATCTCTCGCTGGGCATCTTGAAAACCTACGAAAGGAGAAGCCATGCCGCACCGCGTCATCATCTTCTGTTTCGCTTGCACCAAGAAGGAGAAGCGCCCCGTAGAAGTAACTGAAGTTACTTTCTGGATCGACGAGGACCGCGCGATTTACTTCATCGCTAACTGCGCGTGCGGACGCTCCGAGACCGTGAAGACCTCTGCCGAAGAACTGGCGAACAAGTACCACCATCACGAAGCCGCGCAAGCGGTCCCTCAGTTCGTGATGTAGCCCGCCTGAACTAACCCCACAAAAAGGAGGAGTCCATGACACCCGACGAGCTGCGGGGCGCTCTAGCCTCGTTCACAGGAACCGAGAATTACTACGCACACATGTCTGGCCTCCATTACACCGATGGAGTTGCCTTCCTTGCCGAGAACGCCGGCGCCTATTGGCTGATTGACCTCATTGCATCCTGGCAAAAGCGAGCCCGCAAAGACCCGATGCTTCGAGAGTTTCAGCTCTGGGAACTGAGAGTGACTGGCCGCGAAGCCGACGCGATCTGCTTTAGAGACACAAACGACGAAGCCTTCCGCCAGCACATCCCCTTCACTGACTTTCCGCTTTCTGAAGTGAAGCTCTACCTCGAAAACGAAGTCCTCATGCTCCCCGGAGAACACTGATGCTCCGGTACGAACGCTACAAACGCACCCGATTCTGGGCCGTCTACGAGAACAAAGAGTTAATCGCAGTAACCGTCTACAAGAAAGGCGCAATCGCAGTAATTGAACGCATCACGAAAGGAGAGAGATGCTTAACCTTAATCGAGTCCTCATCACCGGCTACCTCGGCAAGGCTCCCGAAACAACTCCCGCAGGATCAACCACCGTCACAAAGTTTTCTCTGGCCGTCACTGACCGCTGGAAAGACGGAAACGGTGAACGACAGGAAAGGACCAACTGGCTGAACGTCGTCGTTTGGAATGGCAACGGCGAAAACGCATCGCAATACCTGAAGAAAGGCTCCCACGTCCTCATCGAAGGCTCGCTCCGAACCTCCGAGTGGGAAGACAAGGAATCCGGCCAGAAGCGCTGGAAGACCGAAATCCACGCCTCGCAGGTCATCTTTCTCGACAAGAAACCCGAAGCCGCCACTGAGAAGCGTCGCAAAAAGGCGGCCTAGATGCTCGCCACCATCGTCGGCGACTCCATCCAATGTCCCCACTGTCAGAACGCCGACCTTGAGCACCTCACGCTCGAGCGCAAAGTCTCCTGGCGCGAACCGATCCGCCAGCAGTTCCGAGACAACGGTTTCCTCGTCCTCATCGCCGAGTGCGACCAGCCGATCGTAGATATGGCTCATTCAGGCCTCGATCAGCTCTATTGCCTCGACTGCGGCAAGCGTTCCGACATCGACGTAACCACTCACGTTCATCACGAAGATCCGAAGGTCTGACATGAGACTCGTGCTGGTTTGCTCCTGCTCCCATCAGAAGAGAGACCACCTGTGCACGAAGCAACGTCCCGCCGGTCCTTGCACAGCGTGTAGCTGCACCGCCTTCACTCCTGAACGCATTTGTAAATGCGGACACGGTGAGAAAGCCCATGCCAAAGGCCCCTGCCATGAGGGCGACGGCTGCAAAGTCTTTCGACCTGTTTAACAAGAAAGGAGGTACACCGACCACAAAGAAGTCCCATTCGTGTGGTAGGCCCACAAAGCCTGATTGATCTTTACCCCTCGCGCGTAGCGGGGGGCTTTATTTTCCGTCCACAACCCGCCCCTCCATTTTCCGTTCTACGCGCAAGCCATCCAGCCCTGTGCATATCTCGCCTTGCAACCTTCAACAGAACAGGTACGATAAAGATGCTGCTATTAAGAAGGAGCCAGTTTCATCTCGGATAGTAGATGGAACATAAAACTGCCCTGCGCTATCCCGCTGGGCAGTTTTGTTTCTTGAGAAAGATGATGTGGCGGAATAGGTAGACGTTGCTTACCGGCAAACGACGTCGTCGCTCAACTGTGCATCTCACGATGCTTAAAACCTCATAAGGACCCGGTATAACGAGAAAGAGGTACACAGTTCAGGCGGCGAAGTGTTCATGCGAGGTGACTATACGAGTTGTGGTCAGGTAATCATGCCGCGGGTTCTGTTAAATCTCCCCTCGGCCAAGTAAAGAGAACCATCTCGGCAAATCCTCGCCATCATCTTTCTCAGGGCGCAAGCTCTGGGATCGCTCGCTAGATAGAGCGCCGGATTTTTCCGGGAAGGTATCTAGCCCTTAAAAAACTCGACGACACCCGACTCATAGGTACTCAAGACCCTGGCTTTTCCAGGGAGGGCACACCTCATGAGAGGGAGGAGGAGAGGAAGAAGGGGTCTGGTCTCCGGTTCAATGTTGGGGAATCGGTAGAGTGTCGCACAATATCTTTTTTGCGACACTTCTCGGCCACTCAGTGTTGCTCAGGGGTACTTCTGCCGAAGGTATTCTAGCTTCGAGTTGTGCTCATCTTCGATCGTGAACTTAGTTACGTCTATCGGCTCGCCCCAGATTTGAAGCCGTTCCGGTTCGCTCAACTTCCAGAACGCTTCGATCGAATCGTCTGACTCGAAGTGTTTGAGAATCTCCGCATTCAACAGAATCCGCCGGTAGCTGAGGCGGGCCAACGCCTCCATTTGGCGCGTTCGGATTGTCGCCACTGCCTCTATCTTGTCGGCTGGGTACTCTTTCGAGAGTGTCCGGTCGAGGGCGTGAACGTGTTCCGCATCGCAGCGCATCTGATATGCCTCGTAAAGCATCTTGTCGGCAACCTTGTTGCGCCCTCCGAAGGTTTGACTTCTGTCTTGGAACTGAATCCTTGTCTTTCCCATCTCAGGTAGTACGAGACCTTCTAGCGCTCGGGTGAAGTGCTGAATACGCTCCGGGTCGCGTTGTCGCTGCAGCCCTGTTTCAAGGATGACCGCACCCCGCATGAAACGTTCATGCTTGCCAGCCGCCTGGATCTCTTTCCAGATGTTCACGATCTCTACTGCCTCGGCTAAGCGATCGGTCGTCACGGGTACCTGACGCTCGCTCGTCGTTCGGTAGAAGGGGTTCAAGTGAGCCATTTGGCGAATGCTGACGCGCCCATTCTCCATAGATCCCTGCACTGCGGAGGCATCGTCGTAGAGGACGACATCTGCTAGTTGCAGCATCGCGAAGATGTGCTGAACCCGGTCGAAAAGTTCGCTGTGCTCTTCGTCCAGAATGCCCGGCTTCTCCGATGCAACGCGCCGAACAATGACAAGATCCGCGTCCTTCAAGCTTTTGGCGCGAAGCTCACCGATCCACCGCACCCACTGATCATCGAGAGTCGCCGGCATTTTCGGCAGAATCCAGGTTCCGTCCGCTAGCTCTACCTCTTCCTTGATCTCGCTGAAACAGCCATCGATCGCGATGATTGAGAACTTCTCGTTGTCAGTGAATGCGAACGCCATGACATCAACCCTCCCGGTTCGGCTCCCTCAACTTGAGATCTCGGAACTCGGTATGGCTCCGTGCTGATCGCAGCCCTTGCACGTGATGTAAACCGCCATGGGCAACCGGCGAAAAGTTCCTTTGCGAAACTCCTGAGCCGTCTCCGGCGCATCAAATTTCGCGCCGCACTCTTCACATTCGACACTCACGACTTTCGGCCCGTCCTGGAACTCGCGCTCCGGATTGCCGTCGCCGACGTACACATTCACCTTCGAGTACTTCCACTCTTTGACTTGAACTCGGAATCCCATTTCGATCTCCAAAAAAAAGGCGGCGTTGGCGCGCCGCCCTTCCTACTCCTGCTTCATACGTGCCCCTTTCCGGGTGCCGTTACTTCTTCTTGTCCGGAGCCTGCGTGAGCACACTCGCCGCCAGGGTCTTTGCCTCGGCCGCGGTGGGCTTCTTCTCGCCGCTCAGAACCTTCGATGCCAAGGTCGCAACCTTGCTCGACGTCTTCTCGTTGTTCGCCATAATCTCACCCCCTTTCCGGTAGATTTCTCCCGAAGAAGATGCGCGATCTTACGCTTCACTTTCGCTTGAGTCAAGGACACTAAAGTATGCGCCAGAGGGTAGGGAAACGTCCTTTTTGAGCCACTCCTCTCACAGATGGACACTTCCCAGCTCATCCTCGACTACATCTTTATTTGTGAGAAGCGGGTAGAACTTCTCGACTTCTCCGCGTTCATCCCGTTTTGAAACGCGGCGAACGATCTGACGGCCGAGACATTTCCGCTTCTCGAAGACGATCCAGAACCGTCTGAACCTTCCTCTCCGCGATCTCGGCAGTGAGCGCCCGCTCATCTACTTCGGGGTGTCCTTCGAGGTAGCCGTGCCAGATGCCGCCGATCTTCTGAACTGTGATCTTCATCCGCAGATGATGCGGAGATCCTTCGGAAAAAAGGAAGAGGAACCGGCTCCGAGCTAGCGCAGAGGCGGACCAGAGCAAAACGCACAACACCTTGTTCTACCTATCGGAGAGGGTTACCGGTGCACACCCTTCTGTGCATTCGGGTTGACTCCTCTTCGTTCCGAGCTACGGTCCCGGCATGGCACTTCTGACCGTACCGTACGACGACTTCACGCCTGGCAAGCCGCTTCGAACCTCCACCGGCTCCGCTCAAATCTCTTCTGAGCTCATCGAGCCACACGAAAAACTCTACCGCTTCCGCGGTTCTCAGCCCGTCCTCGGCTTGTCTGACGGCGAGTTGCTCGTCGCTGAACCTCGACGTTCTGCCGCGACCGGAGAAACGGTCATCGCATCTTCCGAAGGGAACTTCTTCGTCGGTCAATGGTGGAAGAAACACGGAGTCAGACAGCTCCGCATCGACGCCGAAACCCTACAAGGCAAGTTCCAACTCATCGCTGCTGTGAACCTCATTCTGAGAGTACGCAAATGAAACAACCCTACCCAACGAAGCTCGACCGGTTCCTTCACAAGCACGGCATCAAAGCTCTTCACCTCGCACTCACCGCGGACTACTCCCGGCAGCACCTTCTTCGGATCAGAGCCGGGAAGATGGAACCCACCCGCAAGTGCATCAAAGCGATCGTCGCAGCATGCCGGAAACTCTCGCGTGAACCGGTTCGAGCCGCCGACCTCTTCGACCTGGAGGAAGAATGAGCGAGGGACATCCAAATTGGCAATTGCTCGACGACCTGTACAAGTACGTCGAGCGACCGCTCACCATCGTGCGCATCGCGGATGACGTTTTCCACGACGTCATGGCGAACTATCCGGCCGTGAAGACCTTTCAGTACCAAGTCTGGGGCGACATCTGTGCGCTGGTCCAAGCAGAGATCGCGACTGACGCCCGTGCCCTTGCTGTCTTCATTCTTGCCCTCTTCCGAGAGCTTCCCGAAACGAACCCGGCGCGATTTAAGCGGAACACAACGACGAACGCGCCAAGGAGCACTTGAAATGAAAACGAGCCGCAGAAAGACCCTGACGTTCCGCCACATCACTGCTGAGCAGTTCGAGACTCACTTCGAGCTCGACTCGCCCGGCTACTACATCGCGAGGGATGCCCTCAAAGCCGGTGAAGTTAGCACCGCTCTCCAAACTATCGAGGTTCTTTGCCTTGCGAATCAGCTTTACGCAAGCGAGCTACTGAACCGCCTCATCGTTGAACTTGCGCCACTCGGCAAACTTGACGAGTACCTCGAACTGCGCGGCACCGACGCGGGCGGAGACTTCATCGTCGAAGTGTTGGGAAAGGCGCGGGCTCTCCAACTCCTCCAAGAGGTCACGGCAGAAGTGAAGCGTCAGAGCAAGGTGGGCACGGGCGAGAACGACCAGGCGACGCGTTAGGGTTTCTTCTTCCTTTCCTTGCGCCCTGCTTTGACAAGATCGTTCAGAGACTTCTCCAATTGCCCCGGAATCGCGACGCTGCCCACCTGATCCTGAGAAATCAGGCTTAGCTCTACCTTTTTCAGCCAAAACTTCGGCAGACGCCGCAGGTATTTGCGCTTCCTCTTCCCCCCGTCAGCGATGACATCGATGTACCAGTAGTGCGCCCGGTATTCGGAATTGAGCGAAAGCGGAACTTCGCGGTTCTCCGGTCGGAGCACGGCATCAACTCCGTTTGCCACATCCCGCTCAAACCAGCGCAAGCCTTTGACCCGGACGACACGGGCGCTCGCCTTTCGAATCTTCAGCGCCGGGCCACCTTGATAAATGGCGGTGATGGTCATGTCGCCGGGCTTGTACGATGGTGCGTACTTGATCTTGAAGGTGAACCTCGACACGTCCCGGCGCCAGGACGCCCAAGCATTCCAAGTGCTGAGAACTGCGCCGTAAAGACCGATTAACCACGCTATCCAAGCGTGGTCCTTCAGCCAGGCTGTCACCTCATGCCAGTCCATGCCAGCCATCTTACGAGCAAAAGGGAGCGGTTACCCGCCCCCTTGAATGACCCGCAATTTCGTTTTCTGCTTCGGCCACGTTGCGCGAACACGTTCCGTGAGCCGCACCTGCCGGGCTTGGACCCACGCCGAATAGTGCTTCTCCACGATCTTCACCGAGTTGCCGAGGATCGCAGCCACGTCTTCGATCGGAACGCCATTTGCCAACAGGCTTGTCGCGAGCGTGTCCCTGAATCTGTGAGCGACCATCATGTTCGTTCCCTTCGAAACGCGAGCGTCCTTCAGCACTCTCCGAAGGGTCCTCTGCCAGCTCGACACGGCCGACAGCGGTTTGCCGTTGCCGGACCAGAAAAAGTAACGAGAGTTATTGTTCTTCGAGGCTTGGTATCGGAGAGCATCAGCGACGTCCGGAGGCAGAGGAACGAAGACGGCTTGTCCCGTCTTTCCCGTCCGTAGCATCAAGTCATCGCCATGGAGCCGCTTTGTTTCGAGGCACGTTGCGTCTTGAATCCTGAGTCCCGAGTAGCGAAGCAGAAGCACGAAGCACTTGATTCTGTCGGGCCGGTTGTGTCCGTGGTCCCCGTGATGCGAGTACTTCTCGCACGCGGTGATGATCCGACCCATCTCCTCATCCGTGTAGGGCAAGGTTGGCGGCTCATCCACCTCGGGAGCTTTGAGGCTGCCCGCGTAGTTTTTCGGAAGCCAATCCGCTGCTACGCAGAATCTGAGGAACTGCTTCAGGAGTTCGAGCCGCTTCGCTGCCGTAGCCGCTTTGAACGTCCATGAGGCTTTGAACTTCACAAGCCGCTCGAAGGTGATGTCTTCGACATCCTCCCAGCCTTTCGTTGTGAACCACGCCGGCACTTGCCGCCCGATGAATCGCCGGTACAAGCGCAT